TTACAGAATCAGCTGTTGGTACATCCAATATTAAGGATAACACAACAGACATCCGTTTCAGCAATTCTACTTATGCAGGTTCCACACCAGATTCTGTTGTAAGCTTTGGTACTAATGGCCGTGCTGGTGCTGGCGGTGTAACTAGCTATACACGTCAGTTGCAAAATGTAGCAGCAGGTCGTGTATCTTCCACATCTACAGATGCTATTAACGGTAGTCAATTGTACGATGTTGCTCTTGAAGCACAAAAGTACAATACTATGGCTAATGGATCCAATACTACAGTAGTAGCTACCGATAACGCTTACGGAAGAAAAGAATTCAAAGTAAACGTTAATAAAGATTTGGTAGATATGAACTCTGCAGCATTTGGTAAGAATACAGATGACAAACACACAGTAGTCAATACTGATGGTACTATTGTATTTGATGGTGATAAAGATACTAAATATGGTGCTAATGGTTTAACTATCGAAGACCGTAATAATTTGGATACAGCATCCTATAATATTAATGGTATGACAGCTTCTGATGCTAATGGTACAGTAAGCTTCACTACAACTAATATTGATGCTGGCAATAACCAAATTCACAACGTTAAAGCTGGTACAACTGGTACAGATGCGGTTAATGTTGATCAAATGAATAAAGCTATCAATGATAACCGTACAATTGTTGAAGCTGGTGACAATATTGTAGTTAAAGAAGATGCTGGTACTTATACAGTATCTACAGCTAAAGATTTAACTAATCTTAATTCAGTAAGTTTAAATGACGGTAATAACGAATCCACTTACACTACAGAAGGCATTAATATGACTTACCGTGGTGCTGACGATGAATACCATACAAGCTACAAATATGATGGCGTTCATATCACTACAAACGATGGTGATGCTAACCCAGTAAACGAAGTATCCTTGACTGACAAAGGTCTAAACAACGGTGGTAACCGTATTACTAAAGTTGGTAAAGGTATTGATGGTGATGATGGTGTAAACGTTAACCAATTACGTGATGAGTTAGCTAAGAACAAAGCAGTTGAATCTGTAATTGCTGACAACCAAGTTGATAATATTGCAGCAGTACGTGTAACTAATGGTAAATCCACTGGTGATGCTAATGCTCAATATGGTGTATATGTATCTCGTTCTACAGTAGATGCTATCGCCAAAGCTTCTAACCGTTTCGCTGGTGACGAAGTTATCAACGTTGAACGTTGGAATGGTCCTGCTAATGTAGCAGATCTTACTACATTCAAATACAACGGTGAAAAGGCCGCAACTAAAACTCCATTGACTTATAAAGCTAATGGTAAAGATGCTAAACAAGTTATGCTTGCTGATGGCTTAGACTTCACTAATGGTAAAAACACTACAGCTACTACAGATGCTAATGGTGTAGTTAAATACTCTGTGAATGATAACTTGAATGGTATGAAATCCGTTAACTTCGATGGTGGTACTACAGTGAACAATGATGGCTTAACTATTAACAATGGCCCATCTGTAACTAAAGATGGTATTGATGCTGGTAATAAAACTATTACTAACGTAGCTCCTGGCCGTGTAGAAGCAGGTTCTACTGATGCAATTAACGGTAGCCAATTGAATGACGCAGCTCAACGTATTAGCAACCGTTATGATGCAGCTATTGCTAATAACCAACGTGAAATCAGTAAAGTAGGTGCTCGTGCAGCAGCTATGGCTAACTTACATTATCAAGACTTCAATGCCGATGATAAATGGAGCTTCGCTGCAGGTTATGGTCATTACAAAGGTCAAAACGCTGGTGCATTAGGTGTAGCATATCAACCAAATGAAAACACTATGATTAGTGTATCTTCTACTATTGGTAAAGATGCTATGATTGGTGCTGGTGTATCTATGAAATTTGGTAAATCTTCCAAGATGAATGCTAATAAACAAGTTGCTATGGCTAAAGAAATTCAAGAACTTCGTGCAATCGTAGCAGCTCAAAATGCTAAGATTGATGCATTAGTTGATCATGCTATGGGTCGTAATGAAGCCATTACTGATGTAGTATTCCCAGATGTTCCAGAAAATCATTGGGCATATATGATGGTACAAGACCTTGCTTACAAAGGTATTGTAGTTGGTTATCCAGATAATAACTTCTCTGGTGACCGTACTCTAACTCGCTATGAATTTGCTGTAGCATTAGACCGTGCAATTTCTGCTGGTTATATGAATCCAGAATTGGGTCGTGCTATTAAAGAATTCAAACCTGAATTAGACAGCATCTATGCTAATATGCGTTTCCGTGTAGATCGTGAATCTGGTAAAGATGGTAGTGTAAATAAAGTTGAACGTGTACGTGTTAATAAAGACAATACTCGTGACAACTATGGCACAATCGTAAAATAATCTAATATAAGAAAAGAAGTTCTACAAGGGTCAATGACCCTTGTAGACTATTTTCTTTTTTTTGTAAAAATAGAAATTTTAGTTATATATTATAATCGTGACCAATGGTTAGGTTTATTTATAAGGAGGTATTTTATGCTTATACTAACTAAGGTTAAAGCGATTATAATTATATTCGCAACCCTTCAAAATGTAGTATTTGGATTCACATCCCCTACAATCCAAATCTACTTTATGAGTTTGGTAGATGCCAGTACTCTAAGCATTGCCAACCTATTGGATGCTGGGTTGGCAGGCACCATTAATAGTTTCCTGAGTAAAAATTCTTTCAGGAAACTATTTAAGAAGTATGCCCCTATAGTTGGGCTTATCGATGCAGTAGTCTATGCTGCAATCGTGTTATTTTCGGTGGACGATCCTACTATAAGGTTTATAGGGATCGCCATCTGTAATGGCACGTTAAATACTATTTGGGGAGTTATGTTGTTGGATAGTATTAATAATGCTATCCGAGGGGATGACTTAACTTCCTTTAATAGTTTGAATAAGTCTTGTAATCTATTCGGTTCCCTTATCGGATCAGGTATAGGCTTTTTAATTGGTAGCTCGTTGGATATAAATACAGCTATCATTCTACAAGCTATCATTGTCGGAGTTAACTCTGTATCCGAGCTATACGCATTCTATAAATTAGATAAAATTGAAGAATCGTAAAACTCGGACTTTATAGTTGTATACTATAATGGTAATAGTATGGTTATATATTTAATCGAAAGGAGATGAGAAATATGATCGTATTAGATTTACTATGTATGGCCGGTTATGCTCTCGGCATCTTAAGAGACTAATTTAGTCAAGGACCTCTAGGAGTTAGAGTGATAGATACAATAAGTATCTTGATCTCTAACTTCTAGGGGTCCTTGAACTATTAGTTTTTTCTTTTCCGTTTTCTATGATACTGGGCAAGGTTTAGGAGGTGATATATGAAAGAAAACCAAATAGTATTTTAGAATTCTACAGTGTATTTATTTAATTAGGAGGACTATCGTGAAAATTATAGACGATGTCAAAAAGGACCTACGGTTCTTAATAGAAGCAAAATTGGATAAAGAAAAGGCAGTACAAACTGTCACCAAATTATATGAGAAAGAGCGTTTGAATCAAGACTCTATCTCATTATGGTACGACCAAGTACGTAAAGATATTCCAAGTTACGTACGTCATACAGAAGAACCTCAACTATGTGATATTAAGAAGTCAATAGTTGGCGGTAAAACAATCAAGGGTACTATCATCACCCATGGCAGTAAAAATAAAAAGAAGAGCCATAAAGATGGTACACCATACTATAAAAAAGGAGGTGAAAGAAGATGGCATAATATCGTAGTAGGTGGTACTATGATATTAGCAAGACGTAATATTAAGTCTGCTAAAGCTTCTATAGCGGCTTCATATAAGTTCATGGAACTTATAGACAATGATGAACCTAATCCTGAAAAGGCTATCATTGATATTGTCAATAAAGACTACAGACAAGAATACACTCTAGATAATAAGAATGATATTCTTACTAAGTTTGCTAGTGATTATATTGACAATAAGGCTACGTTCCTAATCATGCCTAAGATTGGCAAAGAGATTGCTGAGGGTCGTGAAATTGAGCGAGTGGCTCGTAGGTACGGTATTACAAAAGAAGATATCTATGATATGGTAAAGAAGCATAGTTTCGTATTCTTTGTATTCTACGAGATGGGTGCATTGGCTTTCTTGGAAGGGATGGGTGAATATGGAAAAACCGATTATAATTCCAAGTAGTTACACCTATAAGCAAATAGCAGACTTCGCTTATATTGCTGAATCCTTAGGTGGGTTTGACTTCATGGCCAGAGATAACAAATCTAAATGGAGTCTAAATCAACTGTGCCCTAATAGTACACAGTTGCAGGTTAAATATCGTAATTTCGAAAGCTATTTAGAAAACTTAGGTATCACTCTAGAGAAGTTTACGAAGTTAGATATGAAACGATATTTTAACTTAAGAAAGGCTGGTGCTATGAGACATTCCAGCTATCTGGCTAATGTATTCTTTAGGTTCTATAATCCTAAGTTAACTGAGAAACTATATGAGTATTATGAGACGTTTCACATTAACGGATTAACTAAACCTGGAATTAAGACATACTTCAATTATAAGGATACTCAGCTTAAGGCTATAGAACGAGCTTATAGTTTTGGCAAGAATACCAAAATACTTTCTAATATTGAATATGATAATGAATATGCATTTAAAAAGGCATCCGCTACACATATGCTATTTACTAGATTCTCCAATATTAGAAATGAGTTCTTCCAACACGATAACTTAAATATCGAAGCATCTATCTATCTTACAGGTAAACTAATGATGCTAGTTATCGATAGAAAAGAAGACATGTCATATAGTGAGTTCTTGGAATCTAATGGTATTAAAGATGCTATGTCCGAAATCAGATATAAGACTCTAATTACATTCTATAAAAGATATCGTAATCTAATCTCACGTTACAGAGATATTGTGGATGATTTGAACGGTGATAGTGATTGGAAGCATATCTTTTATAAATATGATTTAGAGAGCTATGGGTTAGAATCTAAAGAGAAATTTATTGATTGGTTAGACAGAATGGTCCCAATCAAAGCATTAGTTAAGCCAAACAAAGGAGCAATATAGAAATGAAAGAAAGTATTTTGAAAGACCATGCTAATGGTATGATATTAGCAGACATTGCTAAGAAATATAAAATCACAGCAGAAGAGCTAGTAGATATCATTATCGAAAGTGGTAGTGAAGAAGTTACTACCGAAATCTCTGGTGTAGATTTTGACACCCCAGATAACACTGAAGTACAAGAACAAGAACCTAGTGATATCACTCTAACAATTATACCAACAGAGCAAGAATCTATACCACAGCATTATATGCCAACACACAATGATGTGTTTATGGACTTAATCATATTTGGGGTGAGTCTTGATGATGTATGCTCTAAGTATGACATCACTAAAGGTGATGTAGGTATTATGCTTGAGGAAATCTATAAGGATTTATCTGATAGAGTTATCCCTATGGATGATATCAAAGAGGCAATTAAAAAGATCTGTGCAGAGGTTTATCTTGCACGTTTCAATTAGGAGGAGTTAAGTATGGAAGAAAGAAAATTAAACATGAATATCCGTCTTCATCATTCGCCAAATGAATCATGGAAGACAACTATGGAGATTCTAGACTTAGATAAACTTCGTATCGAAGGGATATCTAAAGGTAGAGACTTTATCATTTCTGAACCACAGACAGTAAAGAAAGATTTAAAGTCAGATTCTTCCATCTTCTCTTCAAAGTATGGAGCATCTATATCTGATGATAAAGATGCTTATAAGGATAGATATCGTTGTGAATGTGGCCACTATACTGGTAGACTATATAACAACGAAATCTGCCCATATTGTAATACTAAGGTCAAATATGTAGACGATGATCTTAATATTACTGGTTGGGTTGTATTACAAGAGCATGTAATCATCCATCCAAACTTATTTAAGAACCTAGAGAAACTAATCACTCCAGCTGTTCTTAAAGACATCTTGACTCTAGATGTAGAGCTAGATGAAAATGGATTCGAAGTATCTAAAGTCAATGAGAAAGTCAGAAAAGAATCTGGTGAGTATCATGGTATTGGTATGATAGAATTCTGTAAACGGATAGATGAGATTATGGAATACTTTGCTCGTAAGAACAAGTCCAAGAAAGACAAGATAGCTAACTATGAGTTGCTACTAAAGTATAGGGACAGATTGCTTACACATTCTATTCCAGTGTACTCTCTATTCTTACGTATGGTTAATCTCCAAGGAGATAAGTTCTCCTTTAAAGGAGCTAATGCTATTTACAATAACATTGCCAAATATGCAGCATTAGTAAATGGTAACCGTACAGTAATTCAAGCAAGAGACCAATTCAAAGATGAGGCTCTCTTGAATATTCAGTATCTATATGCCGGGTCTAATGATTCTTTGTATGATTCTGTCATCGAAGAATTAGCACATAAGAAAGGTGCTATTCAATCTGCACTAGCTGGACGGTATAACTTTACAGGTCGTAATGTAATCATTCCAGATGCCACATTACGTATTGATGAGATTAAGCTTCCATATAACTCATTACTAGTTCTATTGGAACAGACTATCATCAATATCCTAGCTAGGTCTTATAATATCACTTATAGTGATGCGCATAAGAAATGGTGGAAAGCCCAAACTTATGTAGATCCAGTCATCTTAGATATAATCAAGGGTATCATTAAATCCTATCCTAGAGGTATTCCATTCATCATCAATCGTAACCCAACTATCAACTATGGTTCTGTGTTACAAATGTATTGTATTGATGTATTGGTAGATTCATTCACTATGAGAGTTCCATTACAGGTATTACCTGGTATGAATGCAGATTTTGATGGGGACTGCTTGAACATCACTTATCTTATTAATAAGGAATTCGTAGCTAGATGTGAAGAGTCTTTGAATCCTAGAAATACTATGATGATTTCTAAGAACAATGGACGATTTAATTCATTCATGAACTACTTCAAGGATACTATTGTAAACTTGAATAGTTTCTGTAATCTAGGTTTCGATACTTATACTAAAGATGAGATTGAAGATATCAAAGCTCTAATGGAGGGTAGATAATGTACTCTGGAAACAATTACTTCGCTGCCAGATCTGATGTATTACAATTAGGTGAAGCAGTAGTAGTAAAATCTGAACTACACGATATTGATATTCCATGTCGTGTAGCTTTAATAGAACCGAATGATCCAATGCAAGGGTATAATACATACTATCTTGTATCTGACTATTCTGATTTGAACGATAAATTCGATCCACGCATTGGAAACTTCCATTGTGTGATCATTGATAAATAGGAGGTATATTATTATGGGCGGTACTACATACGGTGGTTTCTAATAAATAATATGTATTGGGGTAGTCTTAAGGGCTACCCCAAACATTTATATAATTTTTTGTCATTAAGGAGGTATTATGGCTAAGAAACCTTTTTATGAGTACCGTATAGTCACTCCAGTAGGCCCAGATAATGATGGTAATATACCTCTGATTGAGCTTGATATAAAACGTGATGATGACCCTGGTATTCATACTATATCTGAAATAAAGAAAGATAGAGAACAGTTACCTAGGTCTGATAAAGATATACCATTGACTACTGATGATGTACAGTTAAAAGTAGAGCCTGGTAAAGACTTTGAAGTGGTTAATAGAGATGTATTAGCTAAGATATATGCGGACCCTGATAAGTTTAAACCAATTGATATAGTAGAACGTATGGAGAAGAAGATATATCGCAATCTCTGTGTTCCATCCCATGTACATGCATACTCGGTATGTGTAGAGTTCTTTAAGAACTATATCTTATCACAATTTAGTGCATCATTCTTTAAGACAGTCTACATTGAGGGTAAACATCTCTTTGATGATTGGGCTAAACTCAATATCAATGATATGATTAAACGTGGTAAACCTGCTATTGCTATTATTCCTCAGTTAGATACAGACTTTAACCGTGATGGTATAGATGCCAATAACTATGACTTGACATACTATGCTAGAACGTTCAACTATAGAGATACATTCTTTAAAGATAGAGAACGTGATAAGTATATTGCTATAGCATTTGAACAAATGCTTATGAACTTCCAAGTACGTATTAAAGTCAATACTAAAGCTAAGCAAATAGATATTATGAAATATCTTAAGATGGCTCTTAAAGTTGGTGCTACATCTGGTAAGTATCTTGATATGGATATCCATGTACCACAAGAAATGCTATTAGCATTAGCTCAAGATGTCGGATTTGATGTAGACCTAGAGAAGAAAGAAATCAAAGACCCATTCAAATTCCTAGTATACTTAAATAGTAAGTCCGAAGTCCCATTCATCTATAAGCTAAGAGCTATTAATGGTAGAAATGAGTTCTTTATTAGAGCTAAAGCTATGTATACTCATATAGCTACACCAGATATCAATATAGATGATGGTGAACGTCAAGGACAAGTAAGTTCTAATTACTTTATTGAGTTTACTACAGAGATTAGAATGCCAGCACCTAAAGTATATTGCTACTTTACAGCTAAGCATACTAATCTTATTGAGTTTACTGATAATGCTGGTAATATTAAGTCTTATGTAGCTAACTTTGCTAATGTACCAACATTGAATGAACGTGGTTGGGAACAATTCTTCACGTTAGACTATGAAGATAAGAAAGATAAAGTGTTAGAAATAAGTATTAGCGATATCTTTGATGGTGACCCATATATAAATAAATTAATAAAGTACTGTAAGTCTAAGTTCATTAGTCCATCTGTGTTTATTGACTTTAAGATTGTCAATAATAATAAGATAGTTGATATAGACGTCAACTGGACTGATATGGTTATTAATACAATCAAACCTGTAGACTTTGAGTATTCAGAGATAGTTGTTTATACTGATAAAGCATATATGAATTCTCAATTACTAGCTATGGAACAAGATTCAGACTATCGTGTAGTCTATAATAAAGAACCAGAATCTGAGAACTATCCTATACATGATAATAGAAATTAAAGAGTATACCTGGATGGGCAAATGGCTCATCCAGGGTATTTTTTAATTGTATATTATAACTATAAGTACATCCGTACATAAAGTTTGTAAAAACTCGTTATACGGATATATATGGTTATTATTTATATTAAATTGTGTTAGAATAGGAGATTAAAAATGCAAGAATCAAACAAATTA